TTAAGTTAAACCCATAGAAATATCAGAAGTAGAAATAAAACCAATAAAACCAATAGGAAAATTACCAATTGTGCCATGTTTATATAATGCTATTATGGTTCAGAACCCCAGTCATTATGCTAGAGTTTATTTGGTTCAATGGTATAGAGATATTTTAACAATGGGTCAAAGAGAAATACCACTTGAACAAAAGAAAGAAGTAGCAAATCAAATTATGGAGGAACTTAAAGAAATTGCTTCCCATGACAATATATGGTTAGATTGGGACGAATACATAACTAAAAATTATGTATGGGGTATAGTAAATAAAGGATATAATGCACCTAGTTGTTCTAAAGTATTAATTCCACAAGGTTATTGCGTTGGTAAATGTTGGAGGTATGGTGAATGAAACTATATATTGATAGTCGTGAAACTTCTAAATTAACTGAACAAGTTGAAGCCCAAGCATTAGGATATAATATTCCAATAGAAAAAACATGGTTAGAAATAGGTGATTATATATTTGAAGATGTTTGTTTTGAAGCAAAATCATCATTTGATTTTCTACAGTCGGCAGTAAATAAAAGATTATGGAGTCAAATAGATAATATGGATAGAGCATTTACACATAATACAGTTATTGTATATGGGTCAATTAGTTCTGCTATTAAAGAATATCAAAAATATATTAAAAGCACAGATAAATTTCCAACTCGATTATTAGAAAATAAATTTTTAGGAGCAATCGGTAAAATCATTTTAGATACTGATTGTAATATAGTATTAACTTCAGATTCTAAAACAGCCGCTAAAATTATTTGTGCAGTATTCAAAATGAAACCTATTAATCGTGATGTATATAGTCCACGGTTAATTAAACAGAAAAAAATTAGCACAACTGATTTAAGAGTTGATGTGCTTATGACTATTAAAGGAATAAGTGAAGTAAAATCCCAAATATTAATTGATGAATTTGGGTCTATAATGGAGATTGGAGAATCATCTATTAGTGAATTATGTAAATTAGATGGCATAGGCTCTACATTAGCCAAACGATTGTTAGATACATTAAACTCAGAAGAAAAGCAGGCGATATAATGAATGATGAAAATGAATTAGACCAATTATACTATGGATTTATAGAAGATGAACTACCTGAAGAAATTAGCCACAATTTAACATTACCGGCATTTATAGAAGACTATATAAAAAGTGCTGTTGAAGTATCTAAATATAATAATGTGCCGGCAGCAATTTCTTGTTTTACTTTATTAGGTCAAATATGTAAAGACAAAGTTGCATTACTTAGTGGAAGGCGCACAGAAGATACTCGCATACCATTTTTGTGGATGCAAACAACAGGAACGGGGAAAAGTGAATTATATAATTTCTTTGGGCCTGTATCTAGAAAAACATTTGAAATATTAAATGAAAAACATAATACTTCTTTTGATATTTTTGATGTATTAGAAACAACTGATGCTGCTTTAATTGGTTCATTAAAACGAGAAGAAATTATAGAAGTAGATGATGACGGGAATCAAAGAAGAACTTATGTTGATACTCCAACAAGAGGGGCATTACATGGAGATGGGTTAATTTGCTATGATGAATTTGAATATTCAGGTGTATTTAAACAATCTCAACACAAAGAACAAGTTATTGTATATTTAAACACACTAATGAATTCATTATTTGGCGAGAATTGGAAAATATCTAAGAAACTTAAAGATAGTGATGAGCCGATTATATGTGAAAGTAAGCGTTCTGTATATGCAACAACATATATTCCAAAAGATTTGACTAAAATTATTGCTGAAAAAGGAATATTACAGCGAATGTTAATATTTATTTGGGAAGTTCCTCAAGATATTCAAGATGAAATACGCACTATGGTTATAAATGAAGTAGGCACTGAGATAGATTCAATAGCCCCTATAAATAAATATGCTAATGGATTTGTCAAGATTTATGAAACCTTAGATGAGAGGTATAAAGAAGTTGATGAAAACCCCCGCCGCGTATTACGATACTCAGAAAATTTTAATGATGCATTAATGCGAGAATTTTGGAATATGAAAAAGTATGTGGCTGATAGCCGACCTGAAGTTTTAGACATAGCCGGAAATTTTATCACAAGAATGAATAATCATTTAGTAAGAATGGCAACATTGTGTTGTATCGCTGAAGCCCCTAGTATCAAGGATAAAAATAAAAGGTATATTGTAAACACTAATCATGTGATTCAGGCATCTTCTCTAATCCGACAGTGCTATAAGAGTTTGGTATCTTGGCTTGATGTAGCCCTACGGGTGCAGAAAAACTCTTTGGAAGACCGAGCCAATATATCAGCATTTAAAGATTCATATGAAGAATTGAAAGATAAAGATGGATGGGTTAATAAAACTAGATTATTAGGTAAGGTAAGAGAGAAGACAAAAAAAGGACAGTCCACAATATACAAATGGTGGCAAACTGTTGAAGAACACTTTGATGAGCAAAGGATTGCTAAAAGAGTATTCGTAAAACTAAAGGAGGAAAAGAAATGAAAGGTAAAAAAGAAATAAAAGAAATGGCGTTTATAGAATTAGAGTTATATTACTTCTTACATAAAGCGTTTAATGAATTGAAAAAATTTATTGATTTGATAAAAGGTAAAAATAAAACTAAAAAAGCACAAGATTTATATGGGGAGTATTATACTTTTTCTCACGCTGAAAGAAAAGTCATTGATAGTATAGTTAAACGAGCAAATAATGCCAAACATTATACTGATGTAGATGCAGCAATTACTATTATAACAGATTCATTAAGAAACAAAGATGAGTGATATTATGATGAAGAATGAAAGCCAATACATTATATTTGATGTATCGAATGGCCCAAAAGTAATTACCGAAACATTAAATACTAAAGGTAAAGAGGGTTGGGTGTTATGCACTATGATTAATGTTGGTGGCACTAAATTATGTGCATGGCTAACTCGTAGTATTGAATCAAAAACTCCTGACCCTGAAGCAGCAGAAAAGAGTAAGTTATCTGAATTATGGTCTGATATAACAGGTGATGATGAATGAGTGTGTTGGCATTAGATTTAGAAACTAAAAATTATTCATATGATATTGGGGGTTGGAATAATACTCATATGTTTTTAGTATCTACAGTTTGCACATGGGATGGCGATAAGGGCACTATTTACATTGATAAGTCAGTAGATACTTTGAACAAAGGTAATGTAGAAGTAAAGCCTATCCGCCAACTTAAATATGATTTAGATTCTCATATAGAAACAGGTGGAAAATTATTAGGTCACAATATTATATCATTTGATTTACCTATATTAAAAAATGCATTGGATATATATTGCATAAAAAAATATTTAGATGAAAAAGCATACATTGATACTAGTTTATATCTTAATAAAACGCATGGTGAAAGATTTAGTCTATCTAATTTAGTTCAAAACACATTAGGAGTAGATAAATTAATGAATAGTGAAGATGCTCCGGTTGTTTGGAAAGCAGGAGGTTATGAAGAGGTAGCAAAATATTGTTTGAAAGATTGTGAATTAGTATATGATTTATGGAAGTATGGTCAAGATTTAGATTTTGTAAAAGGTTTTTCTCTTAATCAAGAAAAAATAATAAAATTAGAGGTAAGGTGGTAAATATGGAAACAATGGAAATAATAGTCTGGTTCATTTTTATATTAGTAATTTCATTATTATTCTTTGCTGCATTTGGAAACTCAAAGTATTCCGAATCATCAATAGAAGAATATATGCAAAAATTAATAGATGAAGAGGCTAAAGGAAATGGCCCTTCGTGAACAATGTATTAATTGTGGATTATATACAATCCCCAAACGAATACATGGTATATACATAGGCTCGACGCAATCCGTTAAAATATGGGAATGTAGAGAATGTTTTTCTTTGTGGTCGGATAAGACTAATCTTCAAATGATTAGTTGAATCCGGCTGCAAAAATTTTTTTATTTTTATTCTATTTATTTATCATTTTAAGAATATTTATATTCCTTTTTAGGCAATTAAAATATGTTTTTTTTAAAAAAATAATAATAATTTTCTATGCTCACTACCCCATCTTATCCAACATAGGATGCCCTGAATGAGCCATACGAGGGTGCATAGCCGCTACCCCCCGCCTTGACGGTTCTTTGGGCCAACAACCAATAAAACGGGCTCAAAACACGCCTTTCTTGGTATAACATATTACCCCACATTCTTTGGAGGTTTATATACCCTCGCTGCACAAAACTTACAGTTGATATTTTAAGACAATTAACTATCAATAGCATCAGTGAAACCATCTAAAGTTTTCAAATGAAGATAACATTGTTTCAGTAAATTATATTGTGTCTTAGCATTACCAATGTTTAATGTGGTTGAGAAACTCATTCCACCAAAGGGGTGTTCTCCCGCTTCTTTTGCCTCTTCATTCTTATAAAGTTTAACAGTATAACTTACATTAACTCCTTCATCGTTTTCCATGTTATCAAAAGATGCTCTCGCAATCTTTGCATATACATTTTCTAGGGTTATTCCTAATTTTTCTATTTCATGTGTTATTTCTAAAGCCATTTTTTTCACTCCATCCATTCCGGTTTAATAGGATTGTTAGCGATTGCCTCATCTACAGTATCGTAGTCCGTAGTCCAATCTCTAAGTGCTTGTCTGTATATAGTGAGCGCGGTTTTCTGTTCATCGGTTAATCCTCTATCAGGTAGCATCCATGAATCACTTTCAAATAGCGCGATATTTCGGTCAGCGCGAATAGCATCCCAATTGTCATCTATTGTTATTTCTTCTTTTAATGTTCCATCAGAATTAAACACTTGTATTGTTGTCATGTTAATCAGTAATTCCCGCTTGCAGAAGAGAATCCAAAGTGAACCTTTGGTAGATAGTTGCTATCTCTTCTAGTTAATCCATTTGCTGTGCCACCTGACCCGTTATCCATCCCATTACTAGGTAAGTTATTAGCAGCAGTTTGTCCATTATATCCA